GATTTACCCCCATACAAACCTATTCTTTGAGAAGCATAGAATTTTAAAGCAGCGCCTCCAGGAGTAGTATCGGGGTTTTCAAACATACCCGCTTTTAGATTAGTACGTAGTTGATTAATATAGATCTGGGTTACTCCCAAAGAATATAACATTTCATTTCTTATACGGAAATATTTATATATGGCTTTTGCTCTATTACCCATATCAGCAGAAGCATTGCTCATCTCTGAGTTAATATTAATTTCTGTGTCCAAAGCCGAAACCGAATCCAGAATTAATAATATGGGTTCGTTATTTACTAATTGGCTTCTCCAATATAGTGACATGGATGCAACCCAATCGGATATTTTTTCTATAGCAGTTTCCCTATAGATAATTACCCTACTTAAATCTAACCCATTAATCTTAGCCCAAGAATTAGTAAATGATTGTTCAGCATCTATCCACAAAACTACACCATTTAAGTACTGGCATGAATATGCGAAATCGTATGCCATTAGACTTTTACCTGATGATTCAGTACCAAATAATTCGAGTATTTTCCCATAGGGGATTCCTCCACCCAGAATATAATTAAAAGCTAAAAATCTTGAAGGTAACCAGGGTAACTTAGAGTCATCTTCTTCTGAAGCTATAGAAAAACCTGAGAATTTCTTCCTCATCTCATTCAGAGATGGTACTTTTATTTTCTTCCTTGCCATAGTTCTTTAAATTTATACCTTATTATTTTATTTATCATAGATTTGTTCGTATTGAACATCTCGGCTAATTCCATAATACTAACACCATCACAATAATAGTCAAACAACTCAGGTATTTCTTTATTCACCCATCTAGGGCATTCTTCCCCCTTTTGTTTTCTACCATCTACTACCATCTGAGCCATATTCTCTTGGTGTGTACCCCAATAAAGATTTTTATAGTGATTATTTAAAGAATCATTATCTTTATGACATACACAGGGTTTATTATCTGGATTTGGTACCCAAGCTAATGCCACCAACCTTGATACCGAGTATGATTTATTTCGTATCTTTACTCGTTTGGTACTATAGGTTGGAGTTTTAATCATTATCTTTACTTTCCTTTCTCTCCATACCTTCCCCAATTTACCGGCATCATTCCCGTTAGGTATTATCCGTGAGTATATCTGACCCCTTTTAGAAATGTAATATCCTGGACATCCCGGTATGTTATCATACTTAGCCATAATGTAAAGTATTTAAATGAAAAGAGAGGATAACCGAACGAATCTAATTACCCTCTCTACCCAACAACAAACATGAATTACTAACACCAATTAGATATCTGAACGATATTTTCTTTTCTTTTTCTTTGGTTCTTCGTCTTCCATATAGTGATCCTTATGGATTCCCTTTTTCTTCTTTTTCTTTGGTTCTTCGTCCTCATCATCACCATGATCTTCTTTTAAGAATTTTGCCAAGATCTCTTCTAGTTCTTCATAGGACTTAATTTGAGAACGAACTATGGATTCCAAATCCAATTGACCCTGATACTTCTTGTCCAATTTAGTAGGTTTGCACTGAGTAGCAGAATAAGTGGTATCAAATTTACCAGAACCAGATCTCTTGATCTTAATATCATATCCAGTTTTATAATCAGTCATATCACCGGCCTCGTCTTCATCGAGGTAAAGGTCAATGATATCCTGATATACAGATGATGGCACTAATACTCCCTTATCCTTACCTTCATATCCAACTTTAGTACCTTTCTCATCGTCATAAACGATTCCGCCAATAACATATCTTCTACGAGGTACTATCAATTTAGCAAGGTTCTTATCATCGTCATCCTTAGAACTTTTCAATTCCTGGTATTTTTCCATGAAAGGGCATGGTTCATCAAAAGTAGCTGGAGATATTACTCCTCCAAGATCTCCTCCCAAATAGAATTGAACAATTTCTATACCCAATTCTTGGTCATCACCTGGAGATTTAATTCTCATTCTAAGTGTTCCCTCTTTGGGATATACTAATCCCCCTCCGTTTCCTCTGGATTCTAATTTCTTCTTTCTTGCAAGCATCTTATCTCGAGTAGAACTACCCTCTGAAGAAAGCTTTTTCTTTTTGTCTTTTACCATAATATTTAAAATTTAATTGTTGTTAGCCTCTGAATAGATGATCTCATTCAAACTTAACACTGTAACGATATTCTTTTCTAGAATATTCTTTACAGATTCTGGCCAATCCGGTCTAATCTCAAATTCCAATTCTTTACCAGCATACATACCGTAAGTAACTACTCTACCAACCTCCGTAAGATCGGTATAAGTTTTATATTCTTCAGTTATAGTACCTCTTTTAACTACTACTCCCTTTCTGGGAACTCCCTCAGAAACAGTTCCGGGTATAATGATACCGGACTTGGTTGTGTTAATATCTTTCGGAGATAATATCAAAACCCGATTTTCTGTTGGTAAACCAGGTAGAGTTTTATTAAAAAGCTCTGCTACCATAGTTGAAATGAAGTTTAGTGAGTAAATCATAATTGTATGTTAATTAATTAGTTATGTAATTGAATATAGTTATCTGAATATAGTTATCTCTATCCTTTTCTAAGATTGGCATTAATAGTACGAAGAATGTTTTCTCTATTCTCGTATGCTCTACATATAGCTATAAACTTATTTGCTCTATCTACTGCTTTCAAATACCTTTGGTATATGGATTTATACTTGGGATTTATATTTGCTTTATGAGATACATAATCATTATTAAACCTCTCATTCGAATCCTTTATATAAATCCAAGCAGCAGAATAGGCTTCATCTTTTTCTCTTGCTAGAGCATCTCTTTCTTTTATATACTTATCTCTTAGAGAAGCTAGTACATAATAACTAGAGGGGGATTCTCGTAGCTGAGAATTGATAATATTCTCATTGATAGATAATTCCTTTTGAATATCTATTTCTAGAGTTTTACCCTCGAATTTAACCTTCAGTTTTTTCAGTTCTGTCTTCATAAACTTCCAATAGGTCTTTAAAGTCTTCTTTACTAAATTTACCTTTACTGATTGCTTTAGTAACTTGAGCAAAAGCAGTTTGATAAGCTAATTTCATACCGGGTAACTTAAGAAGAGACTTGTATACACTTAACTTATCTACTAAAGCCATTAATCTCAAATCGCATAAAGCATCGGTTCCTCCTCTATCTAATAATAATAGGAAAGCTGTCCAATAAATATGAGTAGCGTCCTCATAAGCTAATTTACCCTCTTCGTCTTTTGCCATTACCTTAAAAGCCATATCCTCTAAGGTATAAAGGTTTGATTGAAGTTGGGATATTTGGGATTTTATACGATTGAATAACATCTTCTCTGGTCCACTTATATGTAAATTCTTGGCATCTAGATATTTATTCAAGTTCTCTATGGAATAATTTAAGCATCCTGCTACCATATAAGTAAGTGCAGTTAATTGGCTTGCTTTTTTAAACTCTTCTTCTGTTGCCATAATCTCATAAATTTAATTTATTTATGTAGACATAGTATCTTCTCTTTTCGCTTCTGTAATGGTAGATACTGAATCCGAATGCTTTAAATTAGTTTTACAATTAGGACATTGTACTACCTTATAAATATCCCTATTTGATTTATCGTAAACTCTAAAAGTTTCACTAGTGTCATACTCAAATTCACAATCACATACTGGGCATTTAGCCCTCCATATTGTGGGACCGTTCAAAATCTTTTTCATATTGCTTCATTTGTTTATTAAAACGTTTCTTATACTCTGAAATTGGTATATGCTTATACTTCTTATGCTCTTCCATATATTCCTCTACTGAGAAATCTGGTTCTAGCATTTTCCTATAATCATAACCTGGAATAAAAGGTAATTCTTCTGCCATTGACCTACCAATAACAAAATCCATGTCCATTGTGACATCATCTATTTGAAAACCAAAGTATGGCTTAGTTAAGGGATTTCTATAAATTTGCCACATTTCATAAATACTCCAGATATTTATATTCTCTGGCTTAGTAATCTGATAATTAGCATCATGAACTAAGCATACAGATTTAGTAGATGGTAATTTACCCTGTCTCATTAAATAATATATGAGAATACTTCCGAACAGACACATATCTGAAGCTGCAGACTGGCAATTGCCAGTAATTAAAGTTCTATATCGTTTATCTTCACCGATTACTCTTGTAAAGAAAGCCCCCGATTTTACAGTAGGACACCATACTTTACCTACGTATTTCTCTTTCGTCAGATTATTTTCTGAATTGTAAGTATTCTTGGTGTTTACTGATTTCCTAAAATTAGAAAATTTTACTCCATAACTAGTTTTAGTAGCCCGTACAAACTCTTGGCCGTATTTACTGGGTTTCTTATCTTTAAAATAAGATAGGTCACCTTCATGGGATAATTCATACATACTTGAAGTATTATTGCAGAGTACAACTAAAGCCTGAAGTAATTCTCCTTGAGTTTTATCTCCAGTTGCCCATATCGACCAACCATCTCCCAATCTCATATTTTCTAATAGGATACTTAATTGAGGATTAGTTAATCTGGTTAATAATTTCATATTTAGCTTACGTTCAGGAACTAATCTATTGAGCTTATAAACAAATTCTGGGTCTCTTATTTCCCATATTACTTGATTCTTTTCTCTACGGGAGAATTCCACACCTAATTCTTCCATAATAGAATCAATAATATCTACCTTGTGAGGATTTGCAGTATTACTCTGACATATTCTTACTATATTGCCATTCTTCAAATAGCCATCAGTAAGATACCAACCTAAAAAAGCAACATAAACATCTGAATATCTAGCTTTTACTTGATTATTATGTGGAGCTCTTATTGGAATAGCATAGGGTTTATCAGAATTATATAACTCATCAGATGTTAATACTTCAGTTTTATTCAACTTAGAAATTTTATTCGGCTTAGTAACTACCCATCTATGATCGGGAGTAGATAATACATCAAGATGCTTAGTCTTTAACCTAATCATATCTCCATCATAATCAAATACA